TATCGCCTGCCGCGTGCAGCCGCCGGAATTCATCCTGAAGCTTGACCGTGTCGCCAATCGTGCGTTGCCATACGCGGGTCGTGTCAGCCGTCTTGCGCAATCCAACGATGCGCGAGCTCGTCTCGGTCATCGCTTTACCGAAAGTCGCCGATACAGCACCGCCGATCACAATGCCGAGTGCGATGTCATTTGCCATCTCGTACTCCATTCAATCCGGCCACCGTCGCGGCCGGTGCTTCGATCCTCAGCGTTTAGCCAATGAGCGCGTTAGTCCGTCAGCCAATAGATAACGTCCTCCATCGTCAGCTCGTCGATGTCAGCCGGCGACATTCGCAGCTCCGTCAGCAACCGGCGCAGTAGCTTTTTGAGCGTCGCCGGATGCGTTTTTGACAGAGGTTCGAAAGCGAAAGTAGGCATCTTGCAGACGGTTGTAGTCGGCGAGATCCATGTCCTCCAGGTCGTTCGGCGCGACCTCCGCCAGTGTCGCGAACAGTGCGAGCTCCTGACCATCGTCGTCACCGGGCGCGACCTTCGCCGCCGAGCGCATGTCGCGGACTTTCGGGCGGCGCAGCGTCAGGCAGTCACGCTCTACGCCGTCGAACTTCGTGGGGAAGTCGAGCGGCACCGTGACGGTCATGACCGGCTTACCGGTCGTGGCATCTTTTTGTACCGGGGTATCCATACAGCACCTCAAATGGAAACGGCGGGCTGCAGGCCCGCCGTCAAAGTTGAAAAGTTACTTTGCGACCGACGTGGTGCCGAATCGCAAGGGAGTTACATGCCAATCGCCTTACGGATATCGGCGAGCTGATCGACGCCGTTGATGATTCGGATCATCCCGAGCGGATCGATCTCGTGAATCACTGCGCCGTCGATTTCGAACTTGTAGTACGTAAGCGAGATCGTGTATTTCGCATCCACCTTCTCGCCCGATTTCCAGTCGCCAGGATCCAGCTCGGACAACATGCCGCGAAACGTGGCAGCCGCCGCTTTGACCTTGCCCTGCAGGTCGCGAAACGCACCGCGAAATACGCCGTTAAACGCCGTCGCATCAGCCAGGCCGAAGAACTTCAGGACGTCGATCGACATCGTCGACATCTGGAACGCCGCTTCCATCGCCTCCATGCCGAGATCGACCTTGACGGGCGCATCCATGCCGCCCGCACGGTGGTCGTCTGTTTTGATTTTCAGCTTGGGCAGCGTGCACTGTGTCGCCTGTGCGGCAAAGCCCTTGCCGTCGACGTACACATTAAAATTTTGAAGTGTTTCCGGGATCACGCGTCACCTCTTATGAGTTCGCTTAAGGGTTGGTATCAAGCACTTCGGTCAGCCACTGATTGGTGACTTCGAACCGGAAGATGGGGTTTTCAGCCGGGATCACGTCGGAGAAGCGGATGTTCCAATACACCTTCCCCTGCTCGATCTGCGTGGCCGTGTTGAGCTCCGGATCCGCGTACACCTCAAAATTAATGAGCGCACCCTGCCGCTTGAGGTCGCGCATGAAGGTGTGCACGCTCTCGGTGACGTCCTTCACGAACGTTGACGTAATGCCCCGATCGACCGCCCACTTGGTGCCCATGAGCACCGCATCCATCACCATGTCGAGCGTGCGCACGCGCGTGACGAACGACCATTTCGGATCGGCCGACAGCGTACGGTTGCCCCACAAGCGATATCCGCCATCGCGAATGATGGTCGCGATGAATGCGTTATTGAGCAGGTTCGCACGGCACGTTTCATCGCCATCGAGGAACTCGACCGGACGCTTCGTGCCGGTCACGTCGACCAATTCCTTATTGGATGGCGACGCCCAGAATCCGATCGCCGCGTCGGTCTGTGCAAAGAGACCCGCTGCAAACGGCGATGCAGGGACGGCGACGTCGGCATTCGCAGTCGTGTCGTACTGGAGAACGCCGGGATCGACCATGTAGAGGCGCTTGCTACCGAAGTTGGCCGCATACGCAATCGCGGCTTCGTCATCAGTGTTGGGCCCATCGACAATACCGATCCCTCGGAGCTTGGCCGCCAGCGCATCCATTGCTGTCGCCACGGCCTGCGTGCCCGAAAACCCCGGTGCGAGAATTAGTCGCGGCTGCACGTTGAACTTCGACTTGGCATCGAGCAAGGCTTGCAGGCCGGTGCGCTGTCCGCCGGCACTGACGCCCCCGATAATCGCTGAGGTCAATGCCGGCGCTTCTCCTACGGCGGCAATGCCAACCGCGACGACAACCGCCTTGCTTTGCGCGTAGATCGCGCGTGCCGCCTTAGTAATCTCACTGCCCTCGCCGAACGCGGCCACGGCTTCACGATAGCTCGTGATCTGGACTGGCACGTTCGGTGCGGCGCGATCTGCGCCTGGTATGTACGTGTTCGCCATGCCGATGATCGACGACGACGGCACGGCAATGGTACGAGGCCCCGAGTCGACGAGTGACACGGTCACGCCGTGGTAAAACGAAGTTGCGCCCATTAATCTCTCCCAAAAAAGAAAGCCGCACCAGACGCGGTCTGAGGCGGCCATTGCAGATGACAGGCGATAGAGCCAGACACACGGCTCAACGCGGAAAACGGGGCTATGAAGGCTTACGCCTCTCTAGCGCCGGATGGTGGAAAAAGCGCACCATCTACGCGACGATTTCCGCGTCCGCGAACAAGTAGCGGTTCGGGTTGCCCGTGACCGCCGGATTCAGCGGTTCGGCCGGCACCGGTGCGACGAGCTGGCGCTCGCAGAAGGCGCGGGGATCCTCGCCCGGTTCAGGCATGACGTCGAGAGTCACTTGCGCCATGCCGATCGATTGCAAGCCGTCGCGCGCTGCTGATTCGTCGAAGTAACTCGCGATATCGACAAAGGTCGTCTTCGCCTCCAGGTCGACTGCATAGCGGCGAACGGTGTGAAATGAGGCAGGCACGCCGATGGAGGCGATGCGGATGGTTTTCTTCAAAGGCATTTCGTGTGCTCCTGGTGAACGGGATTTATTGCGGTGAAATGGGCCAGTCGATCGAAGTCGGAAAATCGGCCTGACTTGTAAGGTCGCGAAGGGCCTGGCGATAGATCGTGTATTTCTCTTTCACTGATGCCGGCACGTCTGCGTTTTGTGTCCAGTCGGTTTGCGCGAGCAGGAAATCGCGTTGCTCGCGTGCAACCTTCTGCGCGTAAGCGTCGCAATGGCACTCGCGATATCGCGCTTTCATTAACTCGATATTGGGCTGCGGTACTTCTTTGTTACGCCATCGAAAGAGATAAGCATCGCCACACTGCTGCCCTTCTGTGTCGAGCGGGTGAGCGACCAGAAAGTCCGTTCCGTGCGTCAGGCCGAGCTCCTGTTCGATGGCGTAAATGAGTTGGTCGTGAGAGATCATGGTTACTGGTTCCTTAGCCAAACAACGCGCATATAAATTCGGTTCCCTCCACCACTGGTACGTAGTCCCTCTACCACCCAGGGCGCACCCGCGTCGCACGTGATATCCGCGCCGGTCACTACGCCACCTAGCTCAGAGATGCCGCTCGCCCATTGCACTTGTGCGCCCGCTCCCGCTTTCGAATTGGGGTCGAAGTTGTGAGTGCCCCAAAGAGCGCTGCCATACTGCCCATCGACGAAAATACGGAAGTTTCCGTCCCAATTGATGATCAGGGAATTGCCCGTGTCGCAGCCCACATAACCCGAATTCGGGTTGCCGTTACGCTTCGGCGCACGGCCATTGATGTTGCTGTCGCGCGCACTGAATTGGATGTTGAGCCAGTTGCTCAGGTAGTCACCCCACACGCTGCCGTAGAGGTTGCCGTCCTCGCACAGGCGACCACCGCCCATCGCGGCCCACACTTGTCCGCGAAACAGACCCGTTCCGCCGTCCGTGATCTGCATGTTCCACTGGTTTTGAGCTTGGTTAATAAACCCAACCAGCCCTGTCTGATCGGCGCGCAGATAGGCGGCGTAGCCGTTGCTCGCTTGAAGTCGCAGCGAGTTACTGTTGACGATGGCAAGCTGCCCATTGACATTGCCGCCGTTCAGCGGGAGGTAACTAGCCGGGGTGAAGTTTCCCGAATGCCACACGTAGCCAAGATACGTCGTATCGACTGTTACGCCGAGCTGGTTCGCACTGTGACTGCCCCAATCGAAAGTGACCTTGTTGCTCGTCGATGACTTAACGGGGTTGGGCAGGTTGCCTGCATGCCACGCCTGCGAACCGTTGATGAGCAACTCCGCACCCGGCATGGTGTAGTTGGTGCCATCCCAATTCACATAGCGAGTGCCCGCTGCGTTCAGGAAAAGAACACCAGCGTTCGCGTTGCCACCGTAGCCCGATGCCCGCAGTGCGCCACCGGTCGCTTCGAGGGAGGTCGCCTTCAGAGCGCCCGTCATCGTGCCGCCCGTCAGATTCACCTTCGCGTCGAGCGTGGATTGCAGGCCGTCGACTTCAACAATCGCGTGACGATGGCCGACATTCGATTTCATCGCGAGCGCTGATTGCAACCCGTCGACGTCGTCAATCGCATGATGGTGACCGACATTCGATTTGGTCGCGAGCGCCGGGCCAAGCGTTGCTTGCAAGCCGGCCGGCGTGACTGCGCGTTGCGTGTCGGAACCAGCGAGGGTTTCTGCGTCCGTCGCCAATTCGACGACGCCTTGGCGCTCTGTGGTCGCCGGAGGGTTCGTGAAAGTCGCGTCACCAAAATAGAGCTGTGCCGCGTCGATCTTGGTGAACTGCATGTCTGCCGCGAGCAAGAGCATGGCCGCTGGCGACTTTTCCATGATCGGCACAGCCTGACTGTAGACCGCGAACAGCACGCCGTTTTCCAAGTACAGGCCAAGGCCGTACAGAGAGTATTGATCGGCAGTGTCATCCTTTAACGTCACGTGGATCGTGTCGGCCGCGACGTTTTCGCCGGCAATCGTTGAGATCCGCTTACGCTCGCCAGGGAGCGCGGTCAGCGTCTCGTCCGTGTCATCAAACGCGACCGTACTCACTCCGATTACGGTGATCTTATGAGCAGCCGTTCCGGCATTGCCCGCGGCGACGAGCGCAGCCCGACCTGCCTTGGTGACGTGAATGAGGGTTCCGGCCATAACTAGATATCCGTAAATGAAAGACGGCGATACACGGCTGGCCGAACGGCCGCCGCAATGCATTGCGGCCCTCGTATCGAAAAGCCCTGAGTGAACGTGTAATGCGCGCTCGCGCGCTTGGTGCGCTCGATCTCCGCGATGATGTCGGCGACATACGCAGCAGTGGGCGGCTGGCCCTCTCGACCACTCACTGTCATCACAACGTCGAACGTGCCCGGTTTGCCGGGTGGCTCCATCTCGAACCACTCACGCAGCGCGACGTTGCCGCCGAACGAGGCGACCACCTCGCGCACCGCTGCGGCCGTGCCTCGCTTCCTCGCAATGGGAATCGCGGCCTTCACGCGCGCACGCTTGACCTGCTCCGGCCAATACTCTTTCCACGTATCGACACCGAGGTGCCACGCAAGCCACGGCAGCAGCGCGAGCGGTATCGCATCGGGGTTCATGAGGGTCGCAAGCGGCACCGGCACCTCATGCGTGCGAGCATTGGTTGCCGCGAGTGCTCGTTCGAGCGACGTCGCGTTCGCGGGCAGCAGGCTATTCGTCATACACGCCCCCATCGATCAGCTCGATATGCGTGCAGTACGTCGCCTGCTGCTTGGTGACCGGAATCCCGCCAAGCGGTGTTT